GTCATCACGGTTACCGAACATCTGGAAAACTCCACCACTGGTTCCAATCGTCAGTCTTCGTCCTTCCTGGAGCCACTCGATCTTGTCCACAGTATCTGAAGAAATCATGAGAGAGATCGCATTGTCCGAGTAGATCTGCTCTCCCATGATGCTTGCACCGGATGTGTTGAACTTGCCGGTCTGGACACCAAGCGGCTCCGAGGAAGCAAAGTTGTCGAAGTCTCCTGATTTGGAGAAATGCACGGTCTGAGGCTCATCGAGAGTTCCTGCGAAAACAAGACGCTGCTGGAAGATCTGAACGCATCTCGGAAAACCTGAAGACTCGGAGAAGGATCCAAGTGCCCACTCAGTCGAGGAGCCGTCATAGGCCAGGTGCTCGTTGACCGTGCAGACAACTACGGTCGTGCTTGTCACCGAATCCACTGTTGCATAGCCCCACATGATCTGAGGTGCTATCTCACTGTTGATCCTGATGATCCTGCCTACATCGGAATTTCCGCTGCTTGCAGAGAAACCAACATCATCGTTGATCCCGGTCGTGGAACTGAAAGTCAGAGTCACCTTCGAGTTCTTTGGAATGAACTTCTTGAAGAACTTGATGTCCTTTGAAACAGAACCGATCCACTCAACCGGATCTCCAGTCTTGTCAGTGGAAAGCTTAAAAGTGTTCGTTGTTGCAGCAACCACATAATAAAGAGTCCCTGCAGTCAGGCTCTGGATCCCGCTAAAGGAAATTGTGTGTGTGGGTGGCCCAGTAGATGTTACACCAGTAATATCAACAGGTTCACCTCCTTTCGTAAGAGAAAGCTTGATCGTATTGGCTGCCTTATCAACCACATAATAAGTTGCCGAAGTTGACAATCCTGTCGGCAGAGTATTAGTCGTTGTCAACTTAACAACATTTCCGTTCTCAAGCTCATGTCCATTGATCGTGATAGTGTCGGCACTTGCATCAACATCCCCATTCACAAAAGTTGCAGTCTGTTCACCCTCACCTCCGCGATAGAAGATCTGCTGCCCATTGACGAGAGGATGAGCGACCATAGTGAAGGAATGATCGGTATAGTCTGCATTTGCTCCGGAGATCTCTCCAATCAGCTCGAACCCATAGTCCTTATAGAAGATCTTACGGGTTCCAGTCCCTACATCCGTTATAGTTAAAGCTGTCCCTCCATAAGTGGTTGCCATCTTGAAATCATCAAGAGTTGCATTAACAACAAAATATTCAGATTCAGTTCCGAATGTGTCAGAACCACTTCCATAAGCAGGAAGATCACTGCCAGTAAATTTAACTGTCTGACCATCAACCAGACCATGATTGACTACCGAGATTCTGTTTGTAGAAACATTTACATCTGCATCCACTAAAGTCTTGATTTCTGCATCAACCGAGTTCCTCGAAACCGTCACCGTTGTGGTCTCGGTGTTCACAGGCTTGTAAGGCCCATCCTTGAGTGTGAGTGTGGATAAAACCCAGTTGGTATCTGCCGTTCTCTTCAGCTCCCTTGGTGCAAAATCAGGATGGGAGATGAAAAGCACATCCGCAGACTGAGTGAAAAAGAGATCATCCAGGTCCGAAGTCGTATAGGTAGTCAGTTCCTGATAAGGCTCGACAAACGTCCTTGTGCCCGATCCTGCAGAAGTGAGATTCAGTGCAGTTCCAAGAACATTGTCTGCAAGAGATAAACGGATGGCTGCACCAGAGACGTAATGAATAAAGTACCTCTGGCCGGTGATCAGACCTCCGGGAGCTGCTGCTCCTGCTCCAAGAGTCAGGTAGACATCGTCACCAACTGAAAGTCCATGACCAGTGCCTGAAAGAGTGATTGTCTGAGTTGAAGTGTTGACCGAAGAGATGTCACCGTTTGCAGGAAGTGCAGCGGTCAGGATGTTGTCAGTCCGGTAGAAGCGGACATAGAGATTCCCGAACTCCAGCACATAGCTTTCACCCTGGCCGAAGTTGAACGGAACCAGACGGACATCTGCATTGTCCTTCGTCTTTGAAACGAAGAAAGTCCCAGGTCTGCGGGTTACCGATCCTTGAGGAAGAGGGATGTAGTTCTCACAAACCTTGAGAGAACTCTTGTAGGAAGGCAGATCGACATATCCCTGCATCCTCGGAGATATCTGTCCATCTGCAAAAGAGGTCTGGACTGCCTGAATCCGAGGCATTACCTCCTCGCTTCAATGAAAATATCTGCATAGATCGTGTTTACATAGGCTTTCTCAGCACTGTCCACGCTTCTGGCTTCAGACAGCGTCTGATTGTACCTTGCAAACATATTGTCCCTCAGTTCCGGACGGCCTGTGAGAGCCTCCGCAATCTCGGATGCCAGTCTGAGGCCGATTGCCTGAATCAACAGGGAATCAAACTCGTTGGGATCCTCGATCCTCTTGACGTACTTGATCCAGGCTTGCTCTGCATCGGTAACGATAAACCCGTTCTCGACGTGGTGCTCCTTGTCCCAGTCATAGAGATCAATGAGCCTCAAACAGTCGCTGGGAAGCGCATACCGATACGAGAACTCCCAAACCGGATTGGTCGATGACCTTGCAAGCTTGACCCTGGTAACTGCACACGACCAGGGGTGAGCACGGAGCACGGAATCACGCACATCGTTGAAACGAAGATTGCAAAGCCGTGCCCGTTCGTTGTTGTCGCTCAAACTGGAGATCTTCTGATCCCCAAGGTTGGTGAGACCGATGTTGCAGATCTCTACGACACTGGTCATTAATCTACAGTGTAGAAAATTTCCAGAGAGATGCTTCCAACAGCATCCGTTACGGCATCCTGAAGTTTAACCTTGACATCCAGAAGACCGCCTGGATCAGATGACTCAGATGCCACATAGTCCCAGAGGGCCGTCTGACCTGATGCAAAATCCTCAAGAAGAGAATTAGAACTTGCAGTTGCTACCGAGACACCGTCAAGAAGACCATTCGGATCATCTGCATTCGCAAGGTTGCCGTCTACTGCATAGACACCAACATCCGCAGTGGCACCAGAGGCACCGATGTTGTCCCAATAAAGAGTGGAACTCGGCAGAATGACTGCATTCGATGGCAGTCTTGCCAGGTGATATGTCGAATTGATGCTATCGTCATTGTTGGTTTCAACAGAGTCGAATGTGCAACGGACCCGACCATAATGATAACGGGAGTCCACAAAGGTCTGCTTTGTTGCCACCAGATCGGTGGTCTTTGTTCCTACTAAATTTACTTCGGCCATAACTTACTCCATTCAGCTGGCGTTGATAAAAAGGCAGCCACTCACCAAGAGCAGCTGCCAGGGGTTACTGGTTACGCTGGGTGACAAGCAATCGAACAGACTTTCTCTTCCTGCAGACGGACGGATCCGACTGTCATCGAGAAATAAACATAGGTGCTGAAACGCTTGTCGGCACGTTCTGTGATCCGGGCACGAATATCATCCCACACACAGAATCCCATCCCTTCGCGATGCCACATCATGACGAGCTGGTCATCAGCAGAATCGGTGTTGAGAAGTTCTGTACGGATGAAACGCATTCCCATGAACTCAGAGATCTCACCGGATGCCAACTGGCGAACCTGACCCATATCGGCACCCATCGCAGTTCCAGGGGCTCCACTGGTGATCGTGATCGTTCCACCATGCTTGTGACCAAATGAGATGTCACTCAAGAGGTGAGCAAGCTGTAGTGAATTCACTGCAACGAAAATGTTCGGATTGCCTTCCAGATCATAATCGTCACCCTCACCTGCATTGATCTTCTGACGGGCTTCCAAAAGCTTGGAAATGGTCAGACCGCAGTCACCTGTAGAGTTGCCGTAAGTTGCTGAACCAATTGCAACGGTGTTCGACAAAGAGGCAGATCCAGATCCGTCTGCACCCGTGGAAGCTGTTCCACTGAGAGCATCGAGGATCTCGTTATCGATCGCTCTTCCCATTGCACTAGCTGCGTTTTGAGCATAAACCGATGTGGGATCGATCAGCATTCTGACGCGATCGACATCATCGATCATATCGCCCCAGTCATAGGAGACCGGAGTTACTCTGCGCCTTGAATGCGGGGTATCGATCTGCGGGGAATCCGCATGTCGGGAGGTCACCTTCTGGGCGGTTACCGAACCGATCCGCTCCATGTAGACCTCTTCTCCCCTCTTGCCGGTTTCAACCATAGTGGCATTCCGCAAACGGGATGCCCTCTGCTGAACCAGAGAGAGGATGTTGTCTGAATACTGCTTCGTAAAAGCAGTCGTGATATTAACGGACATAAATACTCCAATGAGTTTGGGTTGGTTTCCTGCCAAATCATTGGAGTTGTCCGTATAAACGGGCTCCGGGCCCTTTTAGCTCTAGGGTTCTCGAAGAATTGTCCGAGGCCGTAAAGTGCGGGCAGGCTTAATTTACCTGGGACTATCCCAGTTTGGGACTAGCCCAGATACTGATACAGTTGCGTCATTTCCTTTACTGCCTCCGCATGCTTTGGATGGTTTGCACTGCGGTAAGCGATCATAAAATCCTGATCGGAGTTTAGTTCCTTGATCTTGGACTCTGCGGTTGCGGGAGACATCCCGCCGATTCGTCCATCGTCACCGGACATCAGCCGGTGATCCTCACTGAGGAACCTTCCAATCCTTGAAAACATCTTCGTCAGACCAGGATGATTGCCGAACCCTGATTCCTCCATCAGCTTGACAGTATCCTTGTCTGCAAACTGAAGGAATGCCCTGCGGGCTAGTTCAGAGTTCTTCTGATAATCATCACCCCATTCATTCGATAGATCCTTGGTATACTTCAGCTGTTCTTCCTCATAGGACTTTGCAGCCTTCTCGTTCTCCGAGTTGGCAAGTTCCCCCATGTAGTTGAACATCTTCCCGGCCTGATCCTGAGATAAGCCGGTTGTGTGCATGAACTGCCTGAAATGATCCGGGGCTTCTCCTCCTAGCTGATAATCCTCCGGCTTCTCAGGGCGGCCCAGCCGCTCATAAACTTCCGTCAGATCACCGCCATTCGGGACTCGAATCAGCTCCTCTCCAGGAGCACCCAGCTTCTTCACGGCATGGACGTAGCTCTTGGCTAGATCATTCCAGTCCTTGAAGTTTCTGAGGGACGGTTCATTCCTTAATTCCACTGGTAGCGCATCCGGATTGAAAGATCCAACACTTTCTTGTCCGGTTCCGGGTATCGGGGTTTCACCCCCTCCCAGAATAGAGCCTAACGGTGGTGGAGCCTCCGGTAATGCCGGAGCCTCAGTAGTCTCAGTAGTATTAGTAGTCATCTCCGAGGTCGCGGTCTCGATCATGCGATTGTCTCTCTAGTTGTTCCAGTTCTGCAACACTCACACTCAAAAACGACATCAGATCCGTTACTACAGAACGCCTGCCGTCATTGTAGTGTGTGTGGTAAGGATCTCCGGGCACCATTGCACTGGAGAAGACGAAATGCCTTCCGCAGAGATCCGCGAGAACACGCTTCCCGGCATCCGTGCCGAACGTGAGCTCATAGTCAGCCTTAAGCTGTTTCTTCCGCCTTAGCAAGGTTCAGTGATGCCTGTGAGCGGTTCCGGTCTGCCATCGATACCAGATTATCCGCCTGTGCTACTGCCATCTGTTCCTGCATCTGCGTGTTCACCGCCATCTGCTGGGCTTCCGCTTCCATCTCTGCTGCAAACTCCTCCTCAGTCTTGAATACAGACGGAGGCACCCTGAGTATCTCTGCTGCTATGGTTGCAACCCGAGCAGGATCAATCCTGCGGAGTACCGATGGATCAATCTGGGCCATTGGCGTCAAAAACTGAATGAGGGCACTGACCGAAGTCATCTCGCCTGCCCTCTGGGCAATTCCTACAGGATTCGTGTACTCCACCTGGAAATCCGCTTCAATCAGCATCTCTGGAGGTGGTGGAAGCATCTGGTTCTTTACCATAATCGTCAAAGTCCGATCCACCAATGGTCCGAGAAACTCAACCTCCTGGCGAGATACAATCGGGCCGAGTACAGAGAGACGGTCACGCTGCCTCTGCATGATCTCGGTCGCAGAAAAACGGAGTACGTCACCATCAGGTGCAGTTGGTCCGGGAAGCTCAAGAAGGTCAAGGTAGAACGAACGGTTTATTGCGTCCCTGACCTGGCCCATCTTCGCTTCGTTCAAGTCCGGCCTTCCTCGAGTCTCCAGAGGCATGATCCGATCATTGGGGCCCAAACCAGCCCTGAAATAGTTCAGCCCGCCTGGTGTCGTTCTAATGGGAGAGAGGAATCCATCATCAGGCACCAAAAGTGGCGGGTCCACCATCTTCGCAAGGGATTTGAGCCCCAGTTCCTCCATCTTGTTCAGCATCCTCACATCTGCAAGAGCCTCGATTCCAGGACCGCGGCCATAAATCTCCTGAGCCTGACGCTCCCATCTGCTGCACACATATGGAAACTGATCGTAGCCTGAAACAGAAAGAATTCTCTTCTGGTCATGAAGCATGTAGACACTCATCCAAGGCATGTTCATCGACCCTGCCTCACCAAAGTTCCGGTCCTTCCGAGGCTTCACAACATGCAGACAGGAAAACTTCTTGTAGGGATTTCCCTCCATGTACGACTTGCTGACCGATTCAGGCAATACCTCGATTCCAAACTGCTCCACCAGGGCCTTTGCAGTGTGCTCGAACTTCCGGTAAACCGTATCCACACGGCCCAGATGATTCATCTGCAGAAAACACTCGCCTAGATGAAAGGTCCGGAACATCGGACCCTGACCAGGCTCATCATAAACCATCATCACACCCGTCCCGAATGCACCCAGATCCAGATAGAACTCATGGGATGCAGGATGAAAATTCGAGATAGGACGGTTGAATACCTCGATCACAAGACGCTGAGACTCCTCCAGCCAAAGCTGAACATCACGGTCCTGCATCAAAGGTCTTGGAACCGTCAGCTGAAACCAGCTCGTCTGAGCATTTGTGAGTGTGTTGTGGAGACCTGATGCAAACCTCGTTAAAGCACGAACTGCAGTGCCCTCGAAGATCTTGTTCCTGCGCTTCTCGCCAGGAGCATAACTCGCATTGAAATCGGCCCTCCGGGGAATCATGTGCTCTGCAATATCCTGCCAGTACGACTCCCAGTTGTGACGCTCCGTCTCAAGCTCCTGAAATTCCTGGGAAAGCTGCTTAGACAGCTCCTGCTCCTCTGGAGAAGGAGACGTATTCTCGGGTGTGAATTCAGCCACTATGACCTCATGCGTAACCAGTTAAAGAACGTCCAGTACCCTCACCAAAACCACCCTTGGTCAGCTGAGTCTCTGCCCTGCCGTAACGGCCTGCAAGCATCCTTCTGATTCTTGCCAGACGATCACGCTCCGACATCTCTCCGGGCTTTGCAGCACCCGACATTAAAGCTGCCGCCTCCTCAGAGGTGTCAGGTGCCTCTCCCGGTCCAGATGTCACTGTTCCACCACCACTACCACCATCATCCGTAGTTGTCGTGGTCGTTGTGTTATCACTCCAAACATCTTCCTCATTACCAATCATCTGCCTCTTCCAATGCTCTCCATACTTCTGAATATTTCCACCGAAAAGAAACTTGTTAAGCTCATCACCAGTTTGGGATAAGCCCTTCAAAGCAAGCCCAATCCCGCTCCTTTGATCCATGCCAACCAAAGTATCCATTGAACCCTTAAAAGCACTCATTGCCGTTCCAAGCGTTCCACCGCCAGGCTTCAACCAGTCCTGTTCAAGATTGAGCGTCCCAATATCCGTGTTCAGGTTTCCCAACGAACCTCCCTCTATGCTCATCCAGTCCGGCATGGACGGAGCATTCAGATTCGGATGCAACGATGGTATGTTCGGAGTACCCGTCAAAGCAGGGTTCAGCCCCGGCAAACTCGGCTTGAACTGTGTTATGTTGTAGTTCAGATTCGGAGTAGGTGCTACTCCTGCCGTGATATTCTGAAGATTCTCAGATCCAGTGAAGGTCTTGCCTATAACTCCTGCAGTTTTTTGAAAAGCCCTAACCATTTTGCTGAACTCGCTCATAAATCCCTCTAGTAAAGATACGGTGAACGGCTCGTCAGCCGTGTTCTGCGGATCGCGCTTTCACGGGTTCCGCGCTTCCTTCCCTCCTGTGCAAGAGCAAGCTGATCTCCCATCCCAGGCAAAGACAGCCCAAGCTGCTCAAGTGTACCTCCATACGCCTTCACACGGGCAGTGGACTCAGTGATCGCTTTCTCGTATTTCGTCATCTGAGGCTGATACGTCTCTTTGATGTCCTTGTCATACCTCGCAACATCAGCTGAAAGCTGTGCAAGATTAGTCCGGTATGTACTGAATGCCTCTGCATCATATGCAGACTTGACTGCCTGGGCCTTGCCCTCAACATCATAGGCCGTTCCCAGATCCGTGATTGCCTTCGATCTTCCTTCAATGTCATAGAGGCTGACAAGATCCTCCCGCTCACCGGGAATCGCTTCTCCACGGGCCTTCAAACGACTCATCTCAGTTGTATAATCCTCATAGTCCAATTCATCAGGATCGCCTTCCGGATAAGCCCATTTCATTAAAGCTGAAAATGAAACATCGGTCCTCCCTTGACCCTCCGGAGAACGCGGGTTCCAATCAAATTCCTGTGAATAATCAGGGCCTTCAATCAGCTCCTTCTGGAGCGTCAGCATCGATTCCAGATCGGAAATCCCCTTCCGGCCCGGTGCAAGAGCTTCCTTCGCCTTGGTGATTGCCGACTCAAACTCAGTCCAGGGAGGTACATAACCCTCTTCAAACTGCTTCACATAGGGAGAAAGAATGGTCGAAAGCTCATCGACTCCATAAGTCTCATCACCCCAAGGTGACCAAGTCCCTGCCTTCCAGCCACTGAGCTGAGTCTCTGCTTCCGAAATTGCTGCCTCGGATGGAGCTATGTCCTCCTTCAGCTTATCTATCCATGAAGAAGCCGTGTACTCCGTATCATCCCCTTCCACAGTGAAGGTATCGCTCGGATCATAAGATCCGAACTTCTCAAGAAACGGAGCCATCCTCTTGCCAAGATCACTGCCTGCAAAGTTCTTCTGAAGCGTCTCCATCTGAGAAGGAAGATTCTCGTACTCACTCGTAAGCCTGCCGTACTCACCTCCCAGCTCAAACTCTGCTCCACCAGAGACTGCATCCCAGTCCTGCTCGCCGTAGACCGACTCCACTGCAGACTTGTATGCCTGCTGGGCTACAGGAAGATCCTTCGCATAACCCTCCCTGGCCGTCCGGTATGCTCCCTTCGCTGTCTCCCATGCCCTGTATGCCTCAGATCCCTCCATCTCAGCCTTGGTCGCTCCATAGCTCTCTGCCGCTGCCTTGCGCTTGCCTGCAACCGACTCCGGTCCCTCACCAAAGATCGATTCCTGGAATGCCCCGTACTCACCAGAGATCTTCTTCAAATATGCCTGCTCCTCCCAAAGACGGGAACCCGTATGACGATGCTTTGCCATCACATTGTAATACCTCGTCAAAACACTCATGAAACTGCCTCCATTACAGGCTCAAGATGCTGCTCAAAAGGCTTCCAGTTATGAGAACCCTCTGCATAGCGGGGACGAGGCTCATGACTGAGAACCCTTGCATAACGAAGAGACTGAACTGCATAGCGGGTTGCACTCATCAAATCATCATGCTTCTTGATGATCTTCCCATCCATCCGATGATAAAGACGCATCTCCTCAAACCAGTCATTCAAATGTCCGAAGACCTTGAAACGCGAGGACTGCATCCTCTGGAGAATTTCCATGATCCCCGGCTCCACTGATAACCCACCTGAAGGATTCTGGAAATGCTCCCCAAGCATCTCAACTCCAAGCCTTCTGTACTGAGCTGCCAACGGTGTCCCAGAACCCTTGTCATGTACATGACCATCATGCGGCCAGGATACAGGAATCCATGAACCGCGATCCTTAATTGCCTGGGCATGAATGACAGGAGTCGCGCCTGCAACCCGATAACAGTCATAGAGATAACAGACATCCGAGTCCCGATCATGCGCCAGCCAGACAACAGCAGTAGGATGGTCAAAGCCAAAATCAATTGCGGCAATGCGAGCCCAATGCGGAGGTATTGCAAAAGATGGAACCGAAATCTCATCCTCCTGCACCGGGAAGACAAGACCACTTCCGAGTACCGGGATTCCCTTCGAGCGCATCTCCCTCTCATGGTGAGGAAGCGCAGCCAAAATCTCATTCCTGATCTCCTTCGATAAATGAGGTGCATCATCCCAGGTCGCATGGTAAAGAGCCTGGGCAGGCTTTAAATGATTCATGAACTGAGCACACACATCAGTGAGACCCTGCTCCGGAGTGAACGTCATGTAAACCAAACCGCCCGTCTTCAAAGATGCCCTGAGTGCCTGAGAATAAATATCCTGCGGAGGCTCCTCATCCAGCCAGCACACATGAAGCGCAGTTCCCATCCATGCCTGCTTGCCCTGCTCATAAGACTTCAGCTGCAGCTTCGAGTTCCTTCCGGATATGTGCTTGACCACTACCTGGGAAATCGCATTCGGAACACCAGGAGAACGCTCCGTCTTTACAATCAGATGCTTCGGAATGGCTCCCTTGCCGAACTCCTCCGGATCACCAGGCTCCCCCAACAGCTCAAACTGAACAATGTCCCTCGTGTTATTCGTCGTGTTCCCTGCAGCCCACGCCTTGATCGGCTTCTCAAAACGCTTGCCCTCCCACCAGTCCGGATAGATCCCAGTCAGATGATAGGCAAGCTCCATTGCACCACAGTAAGTCTTCCCCGTCTTGTTCCCTGCCATCAACATCCGCTGACGAGCTGAATTGCCAGCCTCATCACGGCCTGCATGGAACTTCCTCTGATAATCATACGGAGAATACGCCTGGAGCTTGTTCGTCTCCAAGATCTCTACATGCTCAGAAAGAAGATCAACTACCTGATCGCCTACGTTGATGTCACCAAGTACTGCTTCCATCACTCACACACACTCAATCAGACTTCTTGGGACGGCCTGCCTTCTTCTTTACCTTCTCCTTCACCTTCTCCTTCACCTTGTCCAGCTGCTTGTTGTTCTTCCAGTTCCAACTAGGCATCACTTCCTCCTTGGTGGTTTCTTCGGTTTCTTCTTCCCATACATGCGCTCCTCCTTTCTCGGATCAGGGGGCATCATCAATTAACAAGCTTTCGTTTACCCAGTAAAACCTCCGCTGTCTCCTTGCCAACTATCGATACCAACTCGGCCTCCACCTCCTCCGGACTGCGAGGTGCCTTGATGTGCTGTATCTTCTCAACAGGCTTGAATCCAGCCATGTCCAAAATGTGGATGTTCGCCTTCAATCGTACCGCCTCCGATTCCGCAGTCTTTGCCAGCTTCAAAAGATTATCAAATGCCAAAGACGAAGACTTGCCCAAGTTCGCCTTGACCTGCTCCTCTACCTCGCTCTTCAAACGAGCAGCCTTTACACGCTCCGAAGGAGTTAGTAGCTGGCTCCGCTCCTGCGGAGTCAACAACGATGCCCTCTGGATGAACTCCACCGTGTCATCTCCAATCACCTTCCCCAGAGAGTTCCGATGCTCTATCGGATTCACTCGGATCTTCGGAACACGAACACGCTTCTTGGGAGAAGACTTGGGAGTGGCTTTCGTAGTGGTTTTGGTAGTGGTTTTGGCGGTGCTTGTGGATGGCATAGAGGTTCGGTCGTTTTTTGCTCCCGAGTGTGGGGGGTGATACACCTCCAACCGCGCGCGAGGCAAATTTGTACCCCAGGGGGTCGAAATCAGGCCCCAGCAGTTCGCGTAAACATTTCTTTTATGCACTGTTAGCCGATCATATATGCGTGGTCAACAGGAAAAATCGCACGCAAAGACCACAATGTCAGAGAGGCCAGTGATTTCAATGGATGCAGGGGGTTAAGGATCCCCACGCGAGGGCCAAGGCCGGTTCGATCGGCCTGAATCCCGGGCGAAAACCACCACTCACATGTACCGAGTAAACATTACCTTGACAACGCCCGGATACATTGCTAGCTTGATCACAGTCAATCAATTTCCAGGCCCTGCAATGCCTGGACTTACAGCACCCAAACCAAACGAGGACATATGACCCTAATTGCAAACTACCCAAGCAAGAAAGAACTCAAAGCATCGGTCGGCAAACCTTTGAGGCATATTGAAACAAGTATGTTTGGCCCTGAATATAGGGACGATGGAATGCTAACGGTTGCCAACCGCCCGCACATTACCGGCCAGGGGCGGGAGTTTTTCGCTCAAGTCTGGATGCGTGAAGGTTTAATCGACAAGGTTAAGTAGATCCAGACCAGGGGCCTTGATCGCTCGAGGCCCCGAGCCTGGGTTTACAGCACCCCCAACCAAACGAGGACACTATGAAAAGAATGAAATACCGGAGCAAGCATCACTTGATTAACAGGATTGCCAGCTTGCAAGCTAACAGGGGCTGGAGCTGGGAAATGATAAAATCTGACATCCCTAGACAGTGGACATTGTCGTCTACTGAGCTGTCAGAAATGATTGAAACCCTTAAAACATCAAGTAATGGTGATTTGCCGGATATGTTGATACCTGATTGATCCAGACCAGGGGCCATTCTTTCGAGTGGCTCCGAGCCTGGACCATACCGGCCAGGGGCAGCTGCTGCAACAGCTGAGATTTAAACACCCGATCAAGCGAGGTCTTATGAGTAAAAAAGCATTAGCAATTAGGGAAAAAGCTGAATCCATCGAACAATTGCGGGAGATATTCCCAAAGGGTTCTAGGGTTCACACCATTTGCCGGCATGTCAGCCAGTCCGGCATGTCTAGAGATATTTCTATTATCAAATGTTGGGAGGGAACCAGTCTTGCTCCTTCCTACCTTGTTTCCAAGGCCGTGGAAATGCATTTCAAGGTTAGCAACGGACACGCTGCAGTAAGGGTGCGCGGTGCTGGCATGGATATGGGTTTCCACCTTGTCTACAACCTTTCCCAGGTTCTGCATGGTGATGGTTATGCTTTAAAACACAGCTGGCTATAGGGGGAGCATGATTGACGAATACACAACCCCCAAGGAAGCTCAGACCCTCGCGGGGGGTCTCTCCGATCCCGGCAAAATGCCAGGAAAGGGCTGGAGCATATCAGCTCACCGTTGTGTGTGCGGATCAAGGTTGCGTGAGGTTCCTAATTCTGTTTGCTCAACCTGTTACGCAATGAAAGGGCGTTACCCTTTCGAGAACGTACAAAACGCACAGGAAAGACGGCTGCTGCGCTTCGATCGCCACGGCTCCACCTGGGTGGACCTCATGACCCTGGCACTCAGTAATGAGCGCTGGTTTCGCTGGTTAGACTCTGGTGACTTGCAAACGGACACGATGTTAGAGCGCATCATTGAAGTTTGCGAGCGCACCCCCGACACCAGACACTGGTTGCCAACTCGCGAATATCAAATAGTTCAGCGAGTCCTTCGCCGCCGATCCGTACCCGCTAACCTGCAAATCAGGCTATCAGCACACATGATCGATGGACCGGCCCCTTCCAAGTTAGCCAAGCGTTATGGTATCGGAACCAGCCAAGTATTAACGGATAACTGGGATTGTCCCGCGAATGAGCAGGGCAACTCTTGCCAGGATTGCAGACAGTGCTGGGATCCTGGAGTTTTGAATGTATCTTATCCACTTCACTAATCAGGAGAATCATATGGCATTTTCTCAGGCTATGGAGCCTTTTATCCAAAAATGCAGATGCTGCAACAAACCAGTTTTGAATTCAGACGGGTACCCCATTCACACCAAGTGCATAGTTAGACACTGGAGCAAGCACGCTCATGGTGTGAATGCCTCACGTTGTCACGAATTCAAGAGAACCAATTCTGCGTGGAAAATTCTTTCCACTGATTAACCCAACCACTAAGGGCCTGGAGACAGGCCCGGAAAGGAAACATGGCACATTTAACATACATTGAAGATGAGCGAGGGGACATTGTAGACCAGGAGGTATTTTGTTCAGATTATTGTGCAAAAGCTTCTGAATACTACCAGGGCTGGAACGGTTGCAATGAAATTTCAGTGACTGAACCTTGCTACGAGTGCGGCACTAGAGTTAACGGATTAGATGAATAGCACACACACACGAAAGGAGAACGATGGAACCGAGAGAAATTGACCTAACCCCAACCTGGGAAACTGCTGTTTTTATCTGCTGTGAGGTTTTGAAGGATCCAGAAGCCAGACAGGACGGGAAGGTTTCAGCCCAGGCGGAGCTTATGCGATTAGCGAGGGAGTTCGATAAGCTCCAAGGCAAGACAGTGACAAAGTGACATTTCAACACCCACACACGAAAGGGGACAGCATGAGTGATCCATTCATTGGACGAGTAAACGAGAGACTCAGGAGAATTGAGACCCGACTCTCGCAGATCGAAGATCAGTTAGCGGATGAACGATGGGAACTAGCAAGGAAAAAGGTATTTGAGCTGTACAAAGGGAAGGGAGACATAACCATTCAACCGAAAGGAACCCGATGAAAGAATGCGAAGAGTGCGGATGCAAATATACTCCTCCTGATCGAACTGGAGGCCATTACAAAATCCATGACTTTGCTTTCAGTGAATGTCCGAACTGCGAGAAATACTTTGAGGAGCAGGACGAGATGGATGCTTATGAATGGGTGACGGATGGGCCGGTCTGGGAGTAAGAACCAAGCCTGGATCGCACTGCAAACGTGACCCAGGCTCAGCCAACACCCGCACGAGGAAGTGGCGGGACTTACAACATAACACAGTGACAAAGGAGAACAAGATGATAACTGAAAAAGAGTTTGTACATAGAACGATAGCCGATTTCATGGAGCTGGTTTCATCCAAGCAGATCAAGATCATGTTTTATGACGAGGATAACAAATACCCAGATAACTATGCATACAAATACAACGGCAATAGCTCATGGAATCGTCTATCTGGAGGAACACGAGAGGATCCTTTAGAGCTAGTTTTTAATTTCTACGGAAGAGTCTTAACCGATCGTGAATTCCCGAACAAAGACTGAAGTGACAACTGAAACACCACACACGAGGACGCAATGAAAAAGAGCAATCAATGGTATGCAAAGCAAGGCTATGAATACTGGAAACTAGAAGCCATCCGTTGTTTGAAGGACGGATATAGTTGGGAAGATGTAGTTAAAGAAGCTGACAGGTTGTACGGAAAAACCAGACAAGAACGCATTAAAATTGCTAAGGAAGTCTGGAAAGATATTGAAGAAAGGACACAATGAAAAAGAAGATAACGATGACTGAGAAAGAGATCCTGCTTTTCTTGCATGATTTTCTTGGCGAAGAGCTAGAAGCTAGAGACCGTGACATTTCCACAGACTACAAGCTTTCCCGCTGCTACGACTATTGCAACGAAACCCTGAAGAAAAAGTACAAGGTTTATGGATCAGGTCAAACATTCAAGAACTGAAGTGACAGATTCCCCACACCCACACACACAAGGAGATGCTATGGAAACATATCCAATGGCTTTACCGAATCCCCCTAGAATCCGAAGAGAAGCAGTAGAATCGACTGCTAAAGTGATAGGGCTTACCCTCGGGAAGAATGGTAAGTCTGACTTTTCATCTTGGAAACAGACCCACGATGGATATCGGTTTCATCGATGGGAATTAGTCGCAAAGGGGTTCAAAAGGCAAATTTTTTTGACACTGGAAGATGTTGATTTATTTTTGTCCAACCATATTTGAAAGTGACTAATCCCCCACACACACAAGAGCCTGCCCAGCCTGTAAAGCGCAAGGCTGGGAGACCTCCTGGTCAGCATCCTGACACGCTACGGATCCAGAGGCCTCCCCGGATGACCCCGGAGGAGCTCGCTGAGATCCGTAAACATCTTGGGCTGAGTTACCGAAAGATGGCGAGGATGCTCGGGCTGCTTGACTACATGATCGTCAGCCGATGGGAGCACGGGTTCGTCCCGATCCCGCGATACATGAGCCTCTGCATCAGGCTCCTCGCTTTGGTCAAGGGAACTTTGGCGGGGGAGCGGTTTGGCCTGAAGTAGGTTATGCCAGCGTCCTACGCATAGATGCGGAGTGACATTTTCTTCGTGACATTTCCTGATTATCCGATCGATCTTTCCCTGGAGTTTTGAATCTGCTCTTGAGTATCTTCCCCACCAGTACTCGGAGATCCTTGAGACTTTCCTCCGGTACTGGACGAGGGTTTGCTTCTCTTCCGCCCGTGACCTCTTTGCCATATCCTTGAGAGCTTCAAGCACGTTTGCCGGTTGTGGAAAGTGACTCGTTCTGACCATCGCTTTCGTGCATGCCCTCTTGATATCCTCTTCTGAATATTTCTCCGAGTACATCGAAAGGGTTTCTGCCCACGTATCGATCAGCTCCTGGGTGATCTCCTTCGGTTTCGTTCTGATCGAGTTGAATTTTTTCAGGACAGCTCTTGCTAGCTCTTGCATGCTCTGCTCTCTCTAGTGTGTGTGTGTTAGAGTGTGCTAGTTTGCTAATTATGTAAGAGTTAGCACTCTTGCTCTCTATGCTCTCTATACTAGCTCTAGCACCTTCTTCAATAATCCCCCCAAAATTTAGGGGGGGTTTCAGTTTGTATTGATTGGGTCTCCCTTTTTTGGATTGGACAGTGACCCAGTCAAGTTCCTGTAGACTCCGTAAAGCTGTTCTAACGGTCTCTATGGAACGAAAACCACATCTGAGGCATAGACCCCTGTGTGAGGGTTTCGCGATCGCTGTGGATGGATTTGAGAACGAATAGAGGGTAATCAGGAGGAGACGCTCGGTTGAACCAAGGCGTTTGTCGTAAAAGATCTCACTCGGGATCGGAATGTCCTTTTTCATTGAAATGCTCTCCTGTTAGAATTTCTTTTGCCCTCAGCAGCGGGATCATGGCGCACCTTGGAACAACCGCATTTCCTAATCCTTTAAGTCTGTCCACCCGATTGGGTATCCCATGAGCCACTCGACCCACGTCGGGTTCAGTGAGCCACCTTTCAAAGTCATGGTTTCCGGAGTCCTCAATGGGTTTCCTGACCCGCCCCATTCTCCAATCGTTCCAACTTGGTGTTTTCCTGGAGCAGTTGGTGTCGGCCATAGCTTTACTGAGTCTGTTAAGTTTAATCCCCAACGGGTTTTCCCGTCTGGAGACATTCTTCCTTCCGGTGTCAGACGTTCTATCGGATTTCCTATTTCCGTTGCCCTCGGTGTCGGCCACATAGCAGACGCACCACCACCTCCGCCTGAGATGAGGCGCTCCCACATCGGCTGCGGATACAACCTTCCACTCACAATGATACCCTCGTCCGGCCAGCTCCCCGTAAACTCTTCTAGCCCAAGCTCCCCCGTCTCCAGAAAGCAGACCTGGGACGTTTTCCAAAACGAGAATTGGTCTAGCTCCGCAATAGGCGTAGACCTCATCCACAATTCGGACAATCTCAAAGAATAGTCCGCTTCGATCCGCTTCAATGCCTCTTCGCGCTCCAGCGTCAGATAAGTCCTGGCACGGGAACCCGGCGGTGATGAGGTCGATCCTTCCTTCTCTGGGAATAAGGTCAACTGGGTGAAGTTTCCGGACATCCTTAAAAATTGGTATTCCCGGGAAGTTCTTTGCTAAAATCTTCCATGTAAATTCCTCGTTATCACAGAAGGCAATCGTATCAAAACCGCCCACCCACCTGGCGGCCAGTGCAAACCCACCGATTCCGCTGAAGAGATCGAGATGGGTCAGGCATGGGTAAGATATCTTCTCCAGGGAGCTTAAATCTCCCTCACCTTCACGAGACAATATCCCTTCTCCTCCGAGTAAACCTTCTCCACTATGATCCTGTAGAGCTGGACATCGTCCTCCCAGATGATCCTGTTCAGTGAATCCAGGAGAACCTTGGAAATGTTGTCGGAGTCACGTTTTCGCAGATCAGGCGGGTACGCAATGATCATGCATTCGAGCTTCATCGGTTCAGGGTAGAGCGGCAGCTCATCGTGACTGAGCTGAAGCATGAGATGCTTCCTCATGTGACGCTTGTAGTCTTTTCCCTCCTTGGACACGACCATGCGGTTTCTCCATGCCCTCCAGTAACGGTTGATCGATGGAGGCCAGGGAACCTCGATCGTCAGTGGTGCTTCCTGAATGTGACCTCGTCATGCTGAAGAAAAACCCAGATCAGGAAACCCAATCCGGCAGCAATGGAAACTATGTAGATTAAAACAAAGATGAATTCTAAGCTCATCTCCCTCCTTGGATCTGAGTAGCAGGGGCCCCAGGATTACGAAGGGCCCCCTAGAGAAGCTATCTCCAGAAAACCGGCCAGGAGAAATGCTTAACCTGGCCGGAAAAGGAGATAAAACATGGCCGGTGTTACAACGCCACCTCCGGCTGGGCGATCTCAGGTTCCTCCGTCTTCCAGGGAAGCTTCCTGCGCTCCCTGAAAACCATCTTCTTCAATGCAGCAGTCCTTGTAAGTGCATCGCTATGCTCCTTCTTCTGGTTGGAATCCAGAAACCGGGGATCCGTATGCACTAGTCGAGACAACCCTCTCCGCATCGCTTTCTTCAGCTCCTTATGCATTGCTTTCTCTGAAACTTCAGCCTGTTCCACGGCTGGGACGTACTTGTAGCCCATCCCAGGCTGCGATACCAGAAGCACCTTGTACTCCGAGAGGAGCAGCTCCTGGAAACGCTGGTTCTGAGTCATGTACGCGAGCTGAATCTGGTCAGCCTTACTCTTGAGTGTGTGTGGTTCAATCTTTTCCAGACCAAACTTTTCAAACAGCCACTCATGAGTGACAACGTCACCAGGCTCGAACTTCTCTGCAATAAAATCCTGCACGGCTTGCTTCCATGCAGGGAAAAGCATTGTTTCTTTTTCTTTATTCATGGTCCTCTCCGTTTGGTTTCCATTCCTTTCCCTTCCAGTCCTATCCAATCCCTTCCGTTCCGATCCTATCCCGTCCCCTCCTCTCCCGTCCATTCCGCTCCGCTCCCTTGCTTACCAGTCCTTTGCGGTCCTTTCCCTTCCAGTCCTTTCCTATCCTCTCCCCTCCGTTCCGTTCCGTTCCGCTCCTCTCCAGTTCCTTCCACTGCGCTCCGCTCCAATCCGTTCCGCTCCACTCCATTAAACAATCTCGAAACGTCCGTATCCATTCATTCGGTTCTCGCAGAGTCCCTCGATTTCACCGCCTAGACGGATGATGTCAAGAACCTCCTGCATATCCATGATCGCCTCATTGACGAGGAGAGTGAACGTGAGTGCCCACTCCCTGAAAATCGGTCTGCAGCGCATTACCCTGGAACCCTGAACAACGACAGATCGGATATCGTGATATCCGCCTGACTCCCACATCCGATCCTTGCTCTTTGGCCCGTTGTACTCAATCGGAACTTCAGGCTCCAGGATCTGCACTCCACGCTGAATGTGACGGCCGCGCCTGCTCAACTTCGCGGAGGATCGAATCGTAGCTTTTATTGCATTTCCCGGCATGATCGGAACATCCTTGAAATAGAGCCCTCCTTCCCATTCAATACGGAAAATCTGAGCCCAGTCATCATCCGTTTTCTTTCGTTTTGAGGTAAATTCAGCAATCTCCTTCTTTAACGGACTCAAAGGATTGGAAAGCAATTCCGCATGAACCATGAGCGGACTCGTCCCTTTAAGTTTGATTTCCTCTCTCTGCATATTCTCTCCTTAGAATGGGATATCGTCACCAGTTGATGGTGCGCTATAGGGTTTGTAGTCCTTCACTTGAGGCTCACCCTTCCGATGGTGAATCACCATGTTCAGACGCTTGCCCTGGAGCTTTCTCATTGCCTCGAACAGGGCTTCGTCATCCTGGATCTTCTCCTTCCAGTCAAATGCCTTGAGGAGCTTATTTAAATGCTCCCGTGCTATGTTCACTGCAGTCTCGTTGGGATTATCCAGGTTCAGACGCTCCCAGTGCTTCCGGTTCATCATCAAATGCTCGATGATGAGAAACTGAAGCTCCAGGTAGTGACCGTTACCGGCTTTCGTTTTCTTGTAGTCCCAGAGGTCTAAGACAATGGGG